AAAACTTTATTAGTCAATTTTTCTTCTATTGGTGGTTGTTCATATAATGGAATACGTTTGGGTCTATTTTTTAATTGATGTACTGTATGTGCAAATTCGTGATAAAGAACATTTCTAAATTTATCAAATTCATCATCAAAATAATAAAAAGCATTATGTGGTCTTACCCAAGTATCTGGGTTTTTCTTTCTTTCTTTAGTTACACTATCTCCAATTTTAAATTTTTTCCCCAAATCGGCTTCTCTTTGATAGTAACCTTTACCAGTAAAAGAATTTCTAAATACTTCTGTGTCTTTATCCACATTGTTTTTATTAAAATACTTTGGATTTATTTTTAAATTCCCATCACCCATTGACATTAATGCTCTACCCTTTGCAGTAACAGTTATAGACCTTAATTTTGGAACATTATACAATTCTGCTAGTTCATCTAATTCTTGCATTACTGTGTTTAATTGACTTGCTATTTCATCTTCTAGTTTTTCAATTCCAGTAACCTTACCAACATTAGTTTCATTAAATCTTGAATTACCTACTGGTGGGTATCTTTCATCATTTGCATTATTAGTTATTTGTCTTTGTAGTTTGCTTGATATTACAGAACTAGAAACAATATCAAGTTCTTTGCTACTAACTGGATTATTTAATGTTGATCTTATACCCTTTTTTATTGGTGGTGGTGGTGCTTCCTCAATTATTGGTTCATCTGGCACTTCATCTACTGTTTCTTCACCCCATGCAGGGTCTGTAGGTATCCAAGTATGCCTACATCTATAACCACCCCTGACAATAAAAGGATCGCCAGTTGATTTTCCCTGCCATGCACTATTGTTCCAAATATCCCTAATTTGTTCTTCTGATAATGTTCTATTAAGAAAATTTACACAAAATGGTCTACTATCTCGGACTAATGTACCAGTATATGTGAAATGATCTAACCCAGATGCTTTTGCTTTCGCTACTGTAAATTGCCCATGAAACTGCATTACACTATCATGAGCAATCTGACTTGCATAACGTCTAAGATTGTTTCCTGCCCTATCACTCGCATATTGAGTATGAAGTTTCCTTACTGCATCTTCTACTTGTGCTTTTTTTGCACTATCAAATTTATTCTCATTAACAAAATCAACTAATTCATTTATTTCGGTAACATTTGATGCTTTATAAACCCCATTTATATGTGATTTAATATTACTGACCATATCGTTAAATGGTCTACCTGCTATTGTACTTTGGTAAACCTCATCATTAATTACCTTTAGAAATCGTTCTGCTATATCTTCAAACCCACTAAATGATTGGGTTTTCAAAGCATTGATAGTTGCTAAATCTACATCTGTTAGGTTCTTAAACTTTGCAGGAATAGGCATTTTACCAAAAGTATCTAATGTTTCTTTCGCTATTTTATTATAATCATCATTAATTAGTAAATCAGCTTCATTTAAAAATGTGGATTCAATTATGGTTCTTAATCTGGGTTGTAACTGAATAGCTAATCTTTGAGAAACTAAGTTCCCTTTTGTGGCTCTAGTAATTTCATTAACTACGTCATCTTCTAGCTTATATAATACGTTTATTATACGTTCTTCATGCTGATCGGCTAGTTTTTCTAAAATTCTTGACATATTTTATAATGGAAAGTTCTTTTTCCATGCCCTTATTGACCAGTAAGCAGGTGAAAGTGTTTTTTGCCCTTTAACTTCTTTTAAAACCCCACCCATTCTAGCTAAAAAAGACTTTTGTCTTGCAGGTATGTTTTTCTTTATGGTCATTCCCCTAGCACCAAATGTAACCTTTTTGACGTTACCAGTAGATTTATTCTTAACATAAACCCCAAACTTTTTTCTTTTCGATTCGGTTGCTGACAATCTAAATGGTTTATTAAATGATACGTTTCTACCTCTATAAATCGCCATCTATTTTCCTATCATCTAATCTTTCATTAACTATTGCCCTACATACTGGGCATTTATAAACATCTTTCAAAACCTCTATTAAAAACACCTTACAAATAACACATATTTTTCTAGGCTTCTCCATAACATCAGCATCATTTTCTTTTACGTTTACTGGCTCTTGTAATAATATCTTTATCAAATGTACCAGACTTTCCACGACTAATTAGTTTATTAACCCTAGCCATTGCCCATGCTGACATAGGTATTCTAGGTCTTGAACCAGATGAAAGAAAAGCACCTTGACCCCTGCGAAAACTAGCTTTTAAATCTGTTAAATTAAATAATTTCGATTTTTTAGCTTTTGCTCTAAGTGTTGCAATAGTTCTAGCTGATAAAGGTTTTCTTTTTACTGCCATTAAGTCTTATTCCTTTTCTTTAATAATGCCATTGGTATTCTTGCACCTGCTTTATATAAAGAACTAATCTGCTTTAATAAGGTTGCTCTAGCATTTCTTTTTGCACCTTTTAAACCAGATAGATATTTCTTAGGTATCTTGGTCTTTTTATCTTTAGGAACTTTCTTCGCCAACTGTTTGACCCTCTACTTCGGTTGTCTGGAATTGCCCTCTAACTGTTCTAACAGCATCTATTTCTTCATTAATAGTTTTCATAGTTTCGTTATCATCTATTACTGCTTCTGCTATTTGTTTATCTATTTCTTTATTAAAAGTTTCTGATTTTATGCCAGATGCTTTAGCCATTTGTAGATATTGCAGGTCATTTGCCCAATCTCTAATATCAAATGTATCTGGATAATTAACTGTACCATTCCATTGTTTATCTAGCCATTTAGCAAATAAACCCCAGATTTGTTCTTCTGCATTTTCTAAATAATCGGCTTTTTCTGATAATCTAGCATTTAAAAGTTGAAATTCTGTTTGTAAGGCTATTCCACTAGCTATTTGTGTACCAGTTGCCCTAACAGAACCCATATGGGTAATTCTATCAATAGCATCAACTTTATTTTGTATGCACTTCATTATGCCATCTAGGTTTTGACCACTAGGTTGAATGATATAAGGCTTTAATGATGCGTCCAAATCCTCTGGCATCTCAATAATAGCTACCAGCACCAGCACTAGCTTCAACATTAGGTGTTTTAACTAAACTAGGGTGGTTAGATAATCTGATTAACTGCTCAATCTCTGAATAATCATTGTAAATAGACTGTTGTAATTCTGCAACATCTGACAAATCACTAATACCTATTGCTCTTCTTTGTGACTTTTGATTGTATAAAACAACTGCTGGTATTTCTCCAATAGCGTTTGGTTGTTCATCAATCTTAACAGGCTTAGATGTAGCATAATCCTTCATGTACTGATTAACTCTGTACGTTGTAATATCTTCTGGAGTCCAAACTTTAATGATTGCTCTATCTTCGTTTATATCTTCAACAATAGTTAATGATGTTAAGAAGTATCTTCCATTAGGCAATCTTTGAAATTCCCAGTTCGTCACATTCTCTGGAGTATAGATTGATATGTATGGTCTAATGTCTTGTTGTAATTCTTCTGCTCTAGTCTTAGCTACTGTTGCTGGTTTATCTATAATAGCCCAGCATGAACCATAAACTGAAGCGTGAAGTTGCATATCTTTAATTACATTATGAAATGATCTACCATCTAAATCTGCATCTTTGAGAAATGACTCAAGCTGGGGGTCACCAGCCATTGAGCCATAATCTCTCGTGGGAGGAACTCTAAATAAAAAACTTGAATAAATTTGAACAACATTGCGGCCATGATTATCTAAAGGTGTAAAATCAACACGCTTTATATATTCATCATCACCTTCTAAAATATATCTGTTTAAAAAATAACCACTAGAAAAATCATCTCCACCTACATATGATCTATAGTGAAAATTCCAGTTCTTTAGACTATCTTCATAATCTCCATGTTTAGCTACTAAAAATTCTCTACTATAATCTGCCATCAACTCCACCTAGTTGGTTCACTTGGTTTAAACTCTCTACGCAAAGGAAACATATATTCTACCATGTAACCAAGAGCATCATTAAAATGATCAAAGCCACTATCTTTATCTGGAACACTTGTTCCCTCTTTGTATATCTGTCTTTCTAAACTCTTAATTAAGTTTTTACAAGATTTTGTTATAAATAGACTTGACACATTATTTGCATTTTTTAACTTTGAGTTTACAGCGTTAATTCTATCTCTGACTAATGGGTGTTGCGATCTTGCTTTAACTTCAAAACCAGCGTTGCGTAATAAAGATAAATCTGTCATGCCACCAGCAGAAGTTTTTCTTTGTCTTGAAGCTGGG